TATAAGTTTTTTTGAAGATGTTATAAAAAAACCAAATAATAAGAAAGTATAATAATGCTAGTAGCTAAAAGAAGCAATAGAGATAAAAATAGAGAAATTAGACATTTAATGGGAAATGAGAATGCTTTTATATCTATAGGAAAGATTTATAAAAATATGGAGATATACGGACTTACAAAAGGACAATATAGTATTATAAATATAATTGAGACAATTTTAAATCAAACTGGTAAAGCTGATGTTATTATCTCAACTTGGACAGCGGCTAATGCTGAGATTAAAAAAGCTGAGTATTTTTTAAAAAATGGAAATATTAATAGATTACATTTTATAGTTGATAGAAGTTTCCCAACAAGACAACCTAGATATTATAAACAACTAATAGATACTTTTGGAGATATTGTAAGTTTAACAAATAGCCATGCTAAATTTGTAATAATAAAAAATGATGAATGGAATATAGTAATTAGAACTTCTATGAATTTAAATGAAAATAAAAGACTTGAGAATTTTGAGATTTCAGATGATAAAGAGTTAGTAGATTATCTATTGTGTATTTGTGATGATATAATAAGTAAAGAGTATAATTTTAAAGAGTTTGAGTTATTGGGTAAAGGTGAGAAATATAACAAATATAAGGTACAAAAATTAAATGATGAGTTTGATATACCTAATTATGATTTTGATTTTTAGAAAGTTTAGTTGTGGCTATTGAAATAAGTAAATGGAATTTAGCAAAAGAGTATTTTGAAGCGGGATTGTCTTTGTCTGAGATTACAGACAAAACAGGTATTAGTAAATCTCAAATATCAAAAAAAGCTAATAGTGAAAACTGGAAAAAAGGAAACGAAAAAAAACAGCTAATTATCGAAGCTATCAAGGTTCAAGAAAAAAAAGAAACACTAAATGAAACAGCTTTAAATGTTCATAATGAGATAGTAGAAGAGTATTTAAGAAGTAAAGATTTAATATTTAAATCAACTTTGAAAAATATTTCAATGATGGCTAAAAAATTAAATGATGGAAGTACAATAGCAGAACACAAATTGGCACAAGATACAATAGATAAAGCTTCTTTAACTTTAGGAGTTAATCAAAGACACTCAAATACACAAGTTAGCATAGAAAACCAAAATCAACAAAATACACCTACTCAAATAATTTTTAGTGATATTTAATGGAAAAAGTGATTAAACTACCTAAAAAAATTAAACCTATTCTAACCACTCCTTTAGGATCTGCTAGATATAGAGTATTATATGGTGGTCGTGGTAGTGGAAAATCTTTTAATGCTTCTTTAGTTTTAGCAACTTTAGGCTCTGTTTATAATCTTAGAATTTTATGTACAAGAGAGATACAAAACTCAATTAAGGAAAGCTCTATGGCTGAAATTAAAAATGCCATAAAATCAGATGAGTTTTTAGATAGCAAATATGATATAGGAAGAGACTATATCCGCTCAAAAAATGGAACAGAATTTATTTTTAAAGGATTAAGACACAATATCGAAACAATTAAATCTATGGCACAGATTGATATTTGTGTAGTTGAAGAAGCCGAAAGTGTTCCGTTTGATAGTTGGTTAAATTTATTACCTACAATTAGAGCTGTTAATAGTGAAATTTGGATAATTTTTAATCCTAAAATAAAAGATAGTTGGGTTGCTGAAACATTTTTAAATAAAGAACCACCACCAAGAACACTAATATCAAAAATTAATTATTTGGATAATCCATTTTTTCCAAAAGTCCTTAATGAATTAAGACTTCACGATAGAGAGACTTTAGATCCCGCTTTGTATAATCATATATGGGAAGGTTCTTTTTATGAAAAATCTCAAGCTCAAATTTTAGCTCATAAATATAAAATCTTAGAGTTTGAAGCTAAAGAGAATACGACTTTTTACTATGGTTTAGATTTTGGTTTTGCAAATGATCCAACAGCGGGATTAAGATGTTTTATTGAAAATAACGATTTATATATAGATTATGAAAGCTATCATTTAAGATTAGAACTTGATTTTACAGCTTTAACAATAATCGAAGATTTACCATTAGTTGAAAAATATCCTATCCGTTCTGATAGTTCAAGACCTGAAAGTATAAGCTATTTAAAAAGACACGGATTGAGTAAAATTGAAGCAGTTAAAAAAGGAATAGGAAGTGTAGAAGATGGGATAGAGTTTATAAAAAGTTTTAAAAATATCTATATTCATCCAAGGTGTAAAGAAACAATAAATGAGTTTAATTTATACTCTTATAAAGTTGATAGATTAAGCGGAGATATATTACCTGTTATTGTTGATAACTATAATCACTTAATTGATGCCTTACGATATGCTTTAGAACCTATTATGAAAAATAGAAAAAAAGCTCTTTTATTCTCAAAAAGATTTTAATTTTTAATCTTTACTAATACAGCATACAATCAAAAGAATAAAATAAATTCTTAAGGCTATAAAATGAAACTTGAACAACAAAGAAAAAAAACAACTCTTTTTAGTCAAAGTAATTATCAAAAAACAAAACCAAAAATAAAACTTTTCGAAACTCCAATAGTCGATGGTGTTGCGATGGATAGCTTATTTTTAACACAAAGCTTTAAAACATTAAACAACTCATACGGAGTAAACTTATACAATGTTGAGTGGTTTGCTAATAGAAGCTTTATAGGCTACCAAGCTTGTGTGTATATAGCTAATCATTGGTTAGTTAATAAAGCTTGTTTAGTTCCCGCTAAAGATAGTTTAAGACACGGCTACGAGATAGATTTTGAAGATGAAGATATAAAAGATAGCTTAGAGATATTTGATAAAAAAATAGGAATATTAGAGACTTTAAAAAACTTTATTTATATGGGAAAAATATTCGGTGGTCAATTAGCATTTTTTGATATTAAATTTTCAAATCCAATACAACGAAAAGAGTTTTACGAAAATCCTTTTAATATTGATGGAGTTCCAATTAATAGCTATAAAGGAATTAGATTAATTGATCCAATAGATGTAAGTCCTATTTTAACAAATAAAAATGTTCAAGATCCTACAAGCAATAGCTATATGAGACCTGAATATTATATTATAGGTTCACAAAAATATCACTATTCTCATTTTATAACTTACATCCCTTATGAAGTTCCAAAACTAGCAAAACAAAGATACAACTATTTTGGAGTTAGTCTGCCTGAGAGAGTTTATGAAAGAGTTTATTGTGCTGAAAAAACAGCAAACGAAACTCCACAACTTGCTATGACTAAAAGGCTTGTTTCTGTTAATATGACAGGTTTAGAAGAAAAAGACCAAATTAACTTAGGCAATCATCTTGAAGTTTTTGCACAGCTTAGGGATAATTACGGAGTATTTGTTGGAGATGAAAATACAACCATTACACAGCTTGATACAAGCTTAGCTGATTTAGATACTGTTATTATGACACAATATCAGCTAGTAAGTGCTATAAGTGGAGTACCCGCTACAAAACTATTAGAAATTCAGCCTAAAGGATTTAATAGTACAGGTGATTATGAAGCACAAAACTATAGACAAGATTTAGAGAGTATCCAAGCAAATGACTTAGAACCTGTATTAAAAAGACACTACGAATTAAAACTGAAATCTTTAGGAGCTAGTGGAGAAGTTAATATCCAATGGACACCGCTTGATAGCCCAACAGCAAAAGAGTATGCAGAGATTGAAAAACTAAAAGCAGATACAGATGCCGTTTATTCAAATATTGGAGCAATAGATGGAGCAGATATTAGAGCTAGGCTAAAAAATGATAAAGAGAGTATTTATTTTAATTTAGAAGATAAAGAGCTAGAAGATGAAAGTATAATGTCCGATTTAGACGATTTAGATTTTGACAATAATCCTTTAGAGCTAGAAAATGAAAGTATCTAAAACTAAGACAAACTGGGCTACTTCAAGAAATGCTAATATTTACGGAAGCCCTTTAAAACCAAATGTGGCTTCTCAAAGCCGTTATAAAAAAGAGCTTAATAAACTAATCAATCTTATGTTTAATGATTACGAAAGAGAAATAAAAAAGTTAGTTACAATTGAGTTTAAAGGTTATGCACAAGATAGCAGTTTTACAAATCAAAGCAATATTTTATTAAATGCTTTATCTAAAAAATGGACAATGAGATTTAATAAAGTTAGTAAAACATTTTTAAAAAGATTTATCTCTCAAGTAGAGAAAAGTTCAACTAAAAACTTAAAGACTAGTTTAAAACAACTAAGCGGTGGTATGTCAATAAAGCCACCTAAAATGCCTTTAGATTTAAAAGAGAAACTACAAGCTCATATAAAAGAGAATATAAAACTTATAAAATCAATTCCTAAAGAGTTCCATACAAAAGTTGAAAATGTAATAAATAGAAGTATTCAACAAGGGCAAGGCACAAAAGAGATATACGATACAGCTTTAGAAAATCTAAAAGATGGGAAATTTAATCAAGAGAAAAGAGCTTCTTTAATAGCGAGACTGGAGACATCAAAAATAACAGCTACTATTTCTTTTGAGAAACTTAAAAGTGTCGGAGTAAAAAAATTTAGATGGAAACATAGCGGTGGTGGAGCTGAACCAAGAAAGCTACACCAAGAGTACCACGATATGATTTTTAGCTTTGATGATTTGCCTATTATTAATGAAGAACCTGAGATAAGGGGATTGCCGGGTACGATTTGGAACTGCGGTTGCTACATGGAGCCAGTTATAGATTTTTTAGAAGAATAATAAAACTTAGTTTATTATGAAAACTTTTCAATTTTACTAAAAACCTTTAAACTTCTTTAAATCTTATTTTCAGGAGATATTATTGAGTAATAGAGAGTATGACCCAAACGGATATTTAATTGTTAAAGATAATCCAATTACAAAATCTGGAGTATTTGATTATATGGGTTATGAAATTGGATTAACTTTGGAAGACCCAAATTATAACAAGATTGTAAAAGTTTACAGAAGTGATGAAGAGATACAAAAAGCTATAGACAGCTTTAAACTTAAACCTTTTGTAAATGAACACTCTTGGCTTGGAAAAGATGGCTTAAGTGTTGAACAAAAAGGGGTTTTAGGAACAACTGGCGAAAATCCATATTTTCAAAGTCCCTATTTAAAAAGCACTTTAACTATTTATAGCGAAGATACTCAAGAATTAATTAACGATGGGAAAGTCGAGCTATCAGCTGGATACTCTTGTAGATATGTTCCTGAAAGTGGGGTGTACGATGGTCAAGCTTATGAATTTAAACAAGTAGAATTATATTGTAATCATCTTGCATTAGTTGACACAGGCAGAAGTGGTGCTGATGTCTCAGTTTTAGACACAGCAAAAAATTTAAATATAAAGGATAATAACATGACTTTAGAAGAGTTATTAAAACTTATTGCTGAACTATCTTCAGAAGATAAAGCTAAATTAAAAGAAGCTTTAGCAACAGATGAAGAAGTACAAGACAATGAAGAAGAAGTTTTAGACGAAGAAACAGAAGATAACGAAGAAGAAGTAGCTAAGGATGAAGAGACAGAAGATAGCGAAGAAGCGACAGAAGTTGCAGAGTTAGTGGAAGAAGCACAAGAGCTAATTTTAGATGAAAATATGCAAAAAGCAGAAGAAGTGCTAGAAGTTGCCACACAAAAAGCAGAAGAACTAGAGTTGAAAGCAAACGATAGTTTAAATAAAAGATTAAGAAGTTTAAAAAAAGCTATTGCAATGGATAAAAAAACTAGATCTTTTAATAAAAAAGCATTTTTAAAAGAGATAGCTAAAAGAGATAATCTAGCAAAAGGTCTAACTCCATTAATAGGAAGTTTTGATCATAGTGCTATGACTTTAAAAGATGTTGCTGTTTATGGTGCTAAAAAACTAGATTTGGTTTGTACACAAGATACAGCTATTGCTGTTGTTGAAGCTGTATTAAGAGTAAAACAAAAAGATGTTAAAGCTATGGATACAATAGCAAAAAAACCTATAACATCAAACGATGTTAAATTCAAATTATGGGGGAAAAGATGATACCAAATTCTATAAATTCAAAAATACCATCTTATGTACACGGAGAAATTGTATTTACAACACCTTTAGTTGTATATTCTGGATTATTTAACTCTGATAATGAAGAAGAAAATGGCATAGGCAAAATATATACACACAAAGGCGATGGTACATATCAAGCGGGAAAAAATGGAATAATAGCGGGAATTTCTATTAATCCAAAAACTTATGTTGATGGTGAGCCTTTTAATGAAAAACAAGGCGAGTTTTTAAGACGGGGAGAAGTTGGCTTAATAATTGAAGCAAACAAAGATATTAAAGTTGGAGATAAGCTTTATTATAAAACTGATGGAACTATAACAGCTATATCAACAAATGCAACTTTAATTCCTAATTGTGTTGTTGCAAGAAATAATCCACTTTTTAATGAGCAAACAAATACAGCTACAATCGTAGCTTCAATTTTATTATAAAGGCTATATTATGAGTAAAATTATATCTTCATTTTCAGGTAGAGAATTAAAAGAGCTAGGTCAAGTTGACCTTAAGGGTAAAAA